AGTCTTCGGTTATATTATGGAGAAGTATCCAAGACTCCGTAATATTCCTTATGTCAATCCTGGTCTTGATCCAGAATCAAACAGATATTATGATGCTCGTAATTTAATCATCTCTAATCGTCAAGAGATTATTGACACAACTTTACAGCAAACTTTCCAAACATATCCATCTGCTGTAATACAGTCTGAAGCAATTGGTGAAATTGTAGATTCTATTGCAGAAGATTTAAGAGATGGTGGTAACTATAATACTATTGAAAAAGTAAAGCAATATTTTACTGCTGACGGAACTCCAGACTCTTTTGTTGGAATAGAAAGGGAAATTTTATTCGCTTTTAATAGAGCTAGAGACTTATGCAAACTTGCTATTGCTAATCTTCTGACAGTAAAAGCAGATCTTTATGATCCAAATCCAAACAGTGAAATTGCTGGATATCAAAATAGTCCAAATGGAACAACTGTTGCTGGATATACTGGATCTGAAGCAGAAGAGCAAAATTTAACTACAAATGGAGTAACTGTTGATTCTGCTAATGCTGTAGATCCTGCTGGTAGATATAAAGACGCAAGAAATCTAATTGTATCGAATAGAGACTATATTCTCGACAATGCCCTTGCTGAAATTGCTGTCTATCATCCAGATTTTTATATTCCAGGAGATACACAAAGCAATGCTCAGTCAAGATTTGCTGATGCATATAGAATGATTCGTCGCAATAAAGCAGAAATTCAAGATAGCGCGATTCAAGAAATTGTAACTGTTTTCCCTGGATTCCAATTCCCAAATAACAGCTCAACTAAGTGTCATAGAGATATTGGATACTTTATTGACGCTGTTGCTCTTGATATGTTTGTTGGTGGTAACGAATATACTACCAGATTTACACGTCAGTATTTTGACGCTCAGGGGAATCCAATCAACAACGGTCTTGTTGGAGAAGAAGCACAAAGCATCGTTGGATTCAATGCAGCAAGAGATGGAATGGTGAAGGCAATTACCAATCAGCTAACATATAAAGATCTTACTGTTACTGAAGGGGAATCTGTCTATGGCGATGGTAATGGAACAGTTTCAAACACTGATCTCACTGCTTGTGCTGATGTTCAATCGGCAATTAATACTCTTTCGGCAATAGCAGTTGATGCAATTGCTGCTGGAAGCACTTCTGGTTTGCCATTACTACAGACACGATCTCTTCTTGGTGGAGAGTCGAAATGTCGTAGAGATATCGGGCATATTGTTGATGCTGTTGCTCAAGACCTTTGGTTTGGTGGCAATGAATATACAATTGCTGCAACTAAAGAATACTTCTATAATAACACTTTATACAGTAATGGAATTGAATTCTCTGAGGTAGATCCATCAATTACGGCATTCAAGAGAGTTGCAGATGCTATTAATCATGCGATTAATAACCAGTTATATCAAAAAGATCTTACTCTTACTCTTGATAACACTGGTGATCCAGCATACGTTTCAGACATTCATGCTGATGCGTACAACATGGTTCTTGAGAACAAGGAGTTCATTGCTAAGGAAGCATATGAGCGAATGAAAGTTGCTTATCCTGATTATGCTCCTCAAACAACAAATACTGAGCAAGATTGTTTGGATGACGTTTATGATGTTCTAGAACAAGTAATGTATGATGTTAAATTTGGCGGCAATGCTAAAACATATGATGCCGCTAACATTTACGTCACAAATACTTTTAATGGTGAAGTAATTGAAACTTTCATTGATTCTGAAAGAGATGAAGCAGCTCGTGTATTCATTGAAGTTAAATCTCTAGTTGCTGATGTCATAAGAAATAATCCAATTGTAAAATCTCCAGCAAACTTACTAGATCAAATTATTGATACTACAATTGTTGATGACTGGGAAACACCACTTTGTTCTTCCGCTGTTTCTGCTGCTGACACCCTCTTAGATATTATTATTCAGGCAATCGGAACTGATGCTGGCGTCGGTAATCTTGTTGGAATTAATAGAACTTCTCCTGCACAACCAACCGAATATACATTAAACAATTGTTCTGATGTATTATCTACTGTAGATACTCTTATTGGAATTGTATGTGATTCTCTCGCTGCTGGAAGCTTAAATGATCTTCCACCTCTAACTAATGGTAATTGGGATTGTGCAAACGTTCGTTCTTCTATTGAAACTCTATTTGACATCGCAACAGAAGCGATCGATCTAGCTACTCTAACTCAACTACCAGATGTAAATCGTGGTGATTTTATTGTCAATGCCGAGACATCTAAGTGTTTCCGTGATGTCACTTACATTGTTGATGGTGTTGTAAATGACCTAAGACTTGGTGGTAACATTAATTGTGTTCAGGTTGCTGAAGCATATTATGTTGGTAACAAACTGGAGTATATTGATGGAGAGAAAGTTGAAACTTTAGATGCTTGGACATACGCTGGCAACTTAGCAACTGCCGCGATGAGAAACTTTGATTTCCTTGCATTTAATTGTCAGACAGTTGCTGGATCTGCTATTGTTGATGTTCTTGATACTCGTGGCATTGTTGTTGGTATGAGTGTTAAAGAGTATGATAACACTGATCCAGTAAATCCTGCATATGTAAATGGTCTTCTACAACCTGGCGCTAATCAACTAGTAGCGAATATTCCAGCAGGAACTTATGTTAAGCAGATTATTAGTAATACTGAGATTGAACTTGGTGTAGCAAACTCCAGATTTGATTTTGGTAATACTGTAAATGCACTGCAAACAAGTAATACAGTAAATCTTTACTTTACTTTAGAGAAGGGTCAGTGGGCAGATACTCTACCTAAGACAGTTACAGTTGGTCCAGAGTCATCTGATCCAGATGTAATTCAAGATACAACCACTGGAGCTCCAGCATCACCTACTCAGAGAGAATGTGCTGGTGTCGCCAATGCAATTGAAACTCTAGTTGGTGCAATTACAACTATTATTAGTAGCGGTCTTGGATCTGTTGCAAGACAAGAGCAAACTGTAAGTACTGCATCGTTTGCTTCTAGAGCAACGGTATTCACCATTGATACAACTGGTTACGGTGCTTCTAATCCACATAACTTTGAAACTGGAACTCCAGTAAGACTTGTTCCACGTCCTCGTTTTGATACTGCATCTGGTAAGTATGTTGATGTAGATAAGCGTCTAATCAGACTTCCAAATGGATTTGAGACTAATAGAACTTACTATGTAATTGCTCCTGGTAGAAGAACTCAACCAGAAAATTATTCTGGCACAACATTCTTTAATGGAAGTGATCAGACTAAACTAATGCTAGCAACTTCTAGAGAAAATGCAGCTGCTGGCATCTACATTTATTCATCGGAGACAGAAGGAATTGATAGAGATGTTCAAATTGACATTTATCAGTTTGTTCTTGATGATAAGTATGATCTTCACAACTACAGATGTAATTTAACTAATAGTGTAACTGCTGGAATTGAAACTGAAGTATCACATATTTTTGATGTTCCATTTGCATCTGTGACACCACAGAAAGTATTCTTTAGAGAAATTGAAGGAGGAATTCTCCCATTAGTTTCTACAACTTATGAAAATGATGTGGATGTTGCAATTACAGATCCACTAGATGCTGATGTTGGTAGAATTAATTCAAATAAGGAATTCTTTGCAAGATATCAGAACGATAGAGTCTTTACAATTCATAAAACACATGCTGATGCTATCAATAATGTAAATCCAATTACTTTTGCTTCTGGACAAGCAGAAACCTTCCAAGTATTTGCTAACAAGCGTAGAAGTCCTGTAAGATTTGATCCTGGATTTACAGATGCTGTTACAACAACTGGTAAGTGGTATATTCAGTGTAAAGATGAAGGATCTTCATCAATTTCTCAATCTATCAGAGAAGAGAATATTTTCTGGAGATTAAAGCAGATCGATTATCAAGAAAGATCTAAATCAACTGATACTTGGTTCACTCGTCTTGATGACACTAGAGATAAAGATGAAAGAACTTACAAACTACGTTTTGTTATTCCTAAGTATCTTGAAAACGCAAGGGATCCAATCAATGGATTTGTTATTAAGACAAGAACTGATGACACTCGCAAGTTAGTTCCACAGAAAGTTCTGCTCAAACCAGTTGCTGGAACTGTATATGGTGCTAGATTTGAAAACCCAGTACAAGCTGGTGAGTATATTGGATATACTTCTAGTCAATTCATTTTAAATTCTTTAAATACAGATTTTGCATATGATCCTTACAAGAAGGATATTACAAATCAGGGAATTGAATATAGAGCGTTTGCAAGATTTAATTCTGGAGTTCAGGCGACAATTCAGACAGGTCGTTATGTTGAAGACTCTATTGATCCAAATATCAAGTATTTGGAATTGACGCTGTTTGATCATACGATTGATTCTCTCAACTATCCTGGTTTAAGGAACGAAACACTTACTACTGTAAAAATTACTGCTCCTCAGGGCGGTGAATTTGTAACAAGCAAGACACAAAGTATTGCTGCAAACCAAGTAGAATGGACTGGCAATTCATCTGGTATTGCCAACATTCATGGTTATTATAGCGTTGGTGGAGATCATTATCTAATTCTTAAGAGTCTCCGTGGCGGTAAGTTGGAGTTTAGTGAGTTCCAGAATACAAGATTTACCCAAGGATCTGTCTTCGCTGATATGATCGAAGATCAAGATATGGGCAAATCATTGCCACTGAAGACTCTTATCCGCAAGGGATATCCCGAGTATTACTACAAGCAAGATGGATCTAATGTTTATACTATTACTCCTGGAGATCGTATTCAGGATGATGCTGGTATTGAGTACTATGTTGCTTCTGTTGAAGATACTGGCGTTATTGAAGATACCTTCTATGTCTTTAGTTATGAAACTCTACAACGTAGAATTGCAGGTCAGCAAGATGGTATCTACTATCTAAGCTGCCTACGTGGTAATATTTCTCCATTCCCAACTGGAGCAGGTTCTGGTGGAAACTTTAGAAACTTCAAGTTCTCCCAACCAGTCAGCAGCCTATATCCTCTGAACTATAAGAACGATCCTCTGTGGTTCCAGAAAGCAGGTACAACAAATGAAGAGAAAAATTATGCTGCGGCATTAATTGATCCCCCACAGTCATTCTCCGCTGCTGATAATTACATTCATGGACTTGTAACAACAAATGACTTTAAGAATTCTGTTACTAGAGAACTAGTAGAAGATCTCATCAACAACCCTGCGTTCGTTGGTAGAGAGTATGTCATTCAAGCACAAACGGGTAACGCAACTTCTGGTTCAGAAGATCGTCGCATTCCTATCTCTGGTGATAGCACTGTCCTATCGGATCAGCGTTACTACGTTGAACTTCGCAGACCATCTATCGCTCGTGCTGGTAACCACACGTTTGAGTATCTTGGTTTCGGTCCTGGTAACTACTCCACAGGTCTCCCAGCGCGTCAGGAGATCGTTCTAACTCCTACCGAGGACTTCTATGCCCAAAGTAAGAAACAGGACGGTGGTATCGTCTTCTACACTGGTCTCAACTCCAACGGTGATCTCTATATCGGTAACCGTAAGATCAACGCTATTACAGGAGAAGAGACATTCTTAGAGTCTGCTCAACTTGTAGATAGTGCAGATGATGATGATACTCTAACTAATGTATCAACAACATTTGATGATCCCGTAACATTCTTACAGAATATCACAGTTGTTGGTGGTGACGGATCTTTACAAAATACTTTCCAATCTCCAGTTGTTATCTCTGTACAAGACAATGATCTTACAGAACTTCGTGATTCATTAATCATTCGTTCTAATGTATCATCTGTTGATCCAGTTAGTGGAGTGGAACAGGATGAGCTTCTTGATAGAACTGCATTTAGACCACCGCTAAAGGGCGATATCAAGATTGGTAAGAATAGAATTAATGCTGCTATCTTTGCATTTAACTCCAGAGGTAATGGACAGGAATACAAATTCCAGACACACACTACTTCTGGAATACCATCTAATATAACTCCAAATAACAATAGTCTTGTTGCTGACAATGGTGATAGAGTATATGCAAATCAATTTGTATCATATAGTGGTGTTGTTCCTTCTACTGGTGATGTACTACTCAAAGGTCTAGAAGTTGGTCAAAGCGGATCTATTGGATGGATTTATGCAAACTACTATCGTGAAATTCCAGCAACTCAGATCTTTACTATTGAATTTAATGGTACAAACATTGTAAAACTAACATTTATTGATGCCGCAACTGGACTAGATCTAAGCAATAAAGATGTTGGTTTGACTTCTGGATCACAAATTAAACTCAATAATTTCTATTTTGATTCTAGATTAAATCTAACATGGCAAATTTATAGTCCTCCAGGTGATGCATATGATCCAAATAATAACTACGTACATTTCCAGGTAATTGATGCGATTGCTCAGGCAACTCTTAACTGGAATGCTGATATTGTTGCTGGAACACCACCTGGAGCTCCAACTCCAACAATTGAATTCTCTAATTCAAATTGGAAAGAAGTTGGTGTTCTTGGTGCTGAAGCAATTAGAACAGAAACTGAGATTATCGGTGACTATAAAGTTGGTATTAATACAGTTGCTCGTTCTTCTCATGCAGCAAGTCAAAATGGATTTGTTTCATTGGAGACAGATCCAAGAGCAAACCTAGATGTTGTTGGTAATACATTTATTAGTGGTAAGAAGGTTCTGTCTTATCTAACAGAATCTTCAACTTTGAAGACCGAAACTACCTTAGATAATGCTTTACTGGTTGGCGGAAATAGCAGTGATCCAGACGATCCAGCAACGCTAAGAGTTATGACTTCCAACGGAGGAAGAGTTGGAATCAACACATCAATCGGTGATCTAGTAAATCCATATAAGAATCTAGATAGAAATCTAGTTGTTATTGGAAGTGGTAGAGTATCTGGTAATTTTGAAATTACAGGTGACACCGAAGTAAATGGTGGAGACATTACAACGACATCAAATACATTCAACTTTGTAAATACAAACGCAAATATTTTAAATATCGCTGGAGAAGGGCAAGTTCTCAGTATTGCAAATAATACTACCGTCGATCAAAATATTAACATTGGAAACTCTGCTGGAAATCAATTTATTCAGATTGGTAATGCAGCAACAGAAAGTGTTTTAAGAATTCACAGAAATTCAGAGAATGCTGTTGTTGATATTGCAAGTGTTAGAGATCTAGTAACTAGTCAGTGTGAAGTAACAATTGGTGGTGCTTGGAGCAATCTTTCGTCATTCACTAAAATTGGAACTAGACAGACTTTAATTGCTGGAGAACTAGAAATTGGTACAAATTATGGATCTGGAACTAGTTCTTCTAGATTATTCACTCAAACCAGAGTTGTAAATCTATTTGATGGCGATCAAACAAATACAGTAAATCTTGCTACAAATGCAACCGAGTTTGTTCTTGGATCAACTGGTGGAACTACTACAATCAGAAATACACTAAATGTTCTTGCGAGCTGTAATGTAGAAGGTAATATCAGACTAAATGGTGGATTGAGTGCTGGCATTGTAGAAGTAGAAAGAGGAAGATTTAATACCAATGTCACATTCCATGATGTTGGTGGTGTAGAAAATCCAAATATTGACTTCTACAAGTACGAATCTACTGGTAGAACTATTGATACTGCTGGTGTTTCTTTCTGGGGTTCTACTGCTTTCTTACTATCTGGTGGTCAAATTGCTGGTATTGATAATATTGTAAATAATGGAGCAAATAATAGAATTCCTGGAACATATAGTTTCGTTCAACCACTTGGAGGAACGGGAACAGGTGCTACATTCACAGTAACAATCAGGTTTGATTTTAGTATTGATATTACAATTGATAGTCCTGGTTCTGGATACACAGATAATGATATTCTAACCATTGAGGATACGCAACTTGGCGGCGGTGGTGGTGGAACTTTAGAGTTCCAAGTTAATGGCACCAATGCAGCTGGTTCGAACTACTATCTACCAATTTCTACACCAGCATCAACAGATTTCCAGGTTGGAGATCTTCTACTTATTGATAGATCAAATCCAGATTCTCCTGACACCGCAGGAACTGGTCCAACACAAGTTACTGGACTAAGGAATGAGGCTGAAAGTGAAATTGTTCGTGTTGTTGGATTAGCTAATCTTAATAATCCTAATGATCCTAACGGATTTAGATTAATTGTATCTAGAGGACAGGAAGGAACAGGAGTATATACGAATCACCCAGACAATTGTGTAATTGCCAAATTTATCAAGCAATCAAACGCAAGTTATATTACTGGTGTCGATCTAAATAGCGATGGACAAATTGATGAACCAACAAGCGGACCAACTAATTCTCCAATTAATCTAAAAATTGGTGTTGCTGAGTTTGGTGGAGTACTAACAACATTTGACTATCTGAGACTTTCTGGTTCTGAATTTGTTAAAGTTGTTGATCTATTCACAACTACACCACAAAGTTTGACAGTAAATGATGGTGGATCTCCTGCAGTTGAAGTATTTAAAGTTGAATCTACAACTGGCAATACTCTAATACTTGGTAATGTTGGTGTTGGGGTAGGATTTAATAAATTTACTATTGATGCTTCCAGTGGCAATACAAACATAGCTGGAACATTAACAACTGAAAATACTCTGAAGATTAATGGATCTACGATTCCAAATCAGCAGTTCTTCACTATTACAAATGGTGGTAGCATTTCTGTTCCACTAAGAACGACATTTGAAATTGATACTGCTACTGGAGATTTAACAATTAATGGTGGCAATATTAACATCTTTGGTTCTGATGGAACAACTCCTAGATTAGAGTTTAATAATTCTTCTGGTGATTTCGTTACATATGGTTCCTTCTCTGCTTTAGGAACTGGAGAAAGTACATTTGGTGGAGACCTTCGTGTTGCTGGTGATGTTTATATTGAAGGTGGAGATCTAACTGTATATTCTGGTGGAACAGATCCAGAAGATGAAATCTTTGCAGTTGATAATGATGGTTCTGTTAAGATTGCTGGTATTGAAAATTACTTCACTAGAACTGGAGGACCAAAGTGGGTATATACTTCCGATTCTGTAATTCCAGCACAATCAAACTACAACTACTTTATTAATGCAACTGGAAATACATTATTTAAATTACCACAGAATCCTTTAATCGGTGATACAATTCGCATTATAGATATTAGTGGAAATCTAACTTATAACCTAACTCTATTAATAAGAGCTAGTGATAATATTAACGTTCAAGGATCTGGAACAAATACTGGAACAACTCTAATGGCTGGAATTCCTCCATCATCTTTTGTTGGATTTAATGGCGGAGAATTGGTTGTACAAACTCCTTATGCTGCTTTTGGTTTAGTATATGCTGGTGCTTCAACACCAGATGGTAATCCAGGTGTTCCATCTTCCTTGACTGGTTGGTATCTAATGGACGTATAATCAGATGTTTTATCAATCTTCAAAAACTGCAAAGGCCGCTGTTATTGGCACTATTATGCCATGGAGCGGCCCTCTGAGCAATATTCCAGATGGTTGGATTATTTGTGATGGATCTACGAAAAGAGCAGCAGATTATCCTCTATTAGTACAGGTTATAGGCGATACTTATAATTCTGGTTTGTCTAATTTAGGCGGATCATTTCCAGAATATCTTGGTGATTTTGTTTTGCCAAACTTACTTGATGGTAAAACTTTGATGGATATCGAGGAAGCATATTTTGCGTCTGAGGCTCAGGGAGGAACTGGGAATCCAATAGATACTGATCCTGATGCTAGATCTATTATTTCCCCATTTATTGGGGATAATGTTGATAATGGAGTAAAATCGATTTATACAGATGTTTTTACTGATGTTATTTTTACTCTAAACGATCGAACTGGTTATGAAGCAGCAATTACTGGAAATACAATAATTCCAGGTGAAGGTGAAAGAGAAGTTTATCTTGGCGGTAGAAAACTTGGTACGTCTCATGTAAAATCTCATGGTCATAGTGGTTCTTATGAAACCATTAATAATGTTGATCCTACAAAACCTGGAGATGGAGTTATACCTTATGCCAATGTTGATTCCACATGGGTAATGACAACTTCTGACTGGTCTGATGATAACAACGAGTGGCTTCTTCCTGGTACTGATAACGATGCACTTGATGATACTGGTGCTAGATTTCAATTTACTGTGCAATGGGAAGGTCCAGACTGGGCAGAACTTGAGGAAAATGGATTTGGAAATGGTCAAGTTGGTAGGGTTTTGGCAAGAGTCAGAGCAGAAAAACCACCACTGAATATTTTGCCAAAAGAAGTGCGAAAAAGTCCAATCTCATCTAGCTTGTTAAATCCTAGACTTGAATCGGAATCTTTTGTACCATATGGATCAAATGAATCTAACATACAAATTCCAGTTGGATATAGAAATTATTATCCAGATATTCCAGCGGAGGGGAATTTTGGAACTTTAGTTAGTAATACTGGTGGAAACTGGGATGATGCTGCACTTGAAGCACATGTACATGATTCTTTTACAGTGAGATATGATCAAGGTAGTCTAAAACCATATCCAAGACTGACAGGTGATGTTAATATACCATCAACTACAGTCCTTGATAATATTACTAATATTGGAGCACTTCAAATTAACATGACTACTACACAACCTTCTTTGACGTGTATTTACATCATAAGAGCATATTAATTACTTACTAAAATGGCAAATTACGCAAGAGAAAAATCTAGATATGGTGGATGCACTGGGTCCATTATTATCCATTCTACTCCTGGGATTGGATTTAATAATGATCCAACTACAGCCGTTTTTAGAGAAAATCTTCCAGCTGGTTATTTAAAGTGTGATGGTTCTGTTCTTAATGCAAAGGATTATGTTGCTCTTTCTCAGGTACTTGGTGTTGGAGAGGAATCTAGGTTTAAGAGAGAAAATGTAAATTTAAGAGATGCTGATCCATTACTTGGAGATCTTGGACAATTTCAATTGCCAGATTTGGGGTCTAAAGTAGTTCTTGGTGGAAGGGGAACTGGAACGTACAACAATGATTTTGTTGATACTGATGTAGTTCAAGCAACTCCAATAAACAGAGTTGGACCTCAAATTCAAGTAATTAGTAATTTTGGAAACACTATAACATCTTCATATCTAGGAAACGCAACACTTTTTGCTAGTGGTGAGTTACCATTTCTTGGGAATCCAAAATATATCATTCCTAGAAGTACGACTGAAACAGCTTTAAATATTGAAAATTTTCAGGGACATGCTCATAGATCAAACCAGAATTATCTCAATTACACTGGAAATCACGAAATTGGTTCGGATGGAGGAAAAAATAGTGGTGCTTTAAATGCGAATAGTGGCGCCTACAATTCATTGGATACAACTGCTGAAGGTGGTAGAGAATCAATTCATAAACATGATATTATTAGACCAGCTTCTTACTCTCATGATTTTACATATAGACATGGACAGGTTCAAATTGATATGACTGGAGTTTCTGCAAGTGTAACTGTAGATGTTTCGGACGAAGAAAAATTAGATCAATTAGTTACACCATTTATTCTTGTAGAATATCTAATAAAGTTTTAAAATGCCAGTATCAAAAAACTTTTCTACTGTTGGAAACGAAGACTACCAAATACCAGAGAAAGTTTATTCTATGCGAGTTCGCATGTGGGGAGGTGGTGGAGGTGGTGAATTTGTACCACAATCTACCATAGGTAGTACTGATGGCGGCAGTGGTGGTAATACTACATGGTTGGGTATGACAGCTGCTGGTGGTCAAGGCGGTGGTGTTTCTGGTGGTAAAAACTCTCTTGGCGGTGGTGGCGGTACAAATACTGGAGCATTTACTGGATTTACTGCACTATCTGGAAACAATGGTGCTTTATCAACTGGAGGAGCTGGAAGAAATCTTGGTGGATCGGTATTTGGCGCGGCTGGTAATGGGACGCCTGGATTCGCTACATATACTTCTTCTTCTATTCATGTTTTTAACAATGATACTAACGAACATATACTTCAGAATTTCAGCAGTGATATCGTAATTAATTATGAAAATAAAAATGCTCCTGATGGAATTTATGGTACTACTCCATCGAACGGAAAATATTATAGTGTGAGATTTGTTATTCCATTTATTAATAACTCTTGGACACTAGAAGTTACTGGAATATGCCAACAAGCAGCAGGCGGCGCTACTGCTTCACCCTATAGTTTAAATGGATCTGCTAACAAATACAATGGTGGAGTAAATATATGGTTTCAAAATAATGCTGGAGCTAATGGATATATTAGATGTTTTACAGTTATTGCAACTGGAATTAAAGGAGGCGCACAAGGAATTGGTGGGGGATCTGGTGGTGCTATAGAAGTTACTTTATCCAGAAGTCAGTTGATTAATGCTGGATATTCTCCTGGAGCAACTTACACCGCCACTGTTGGCGGTGGTGGCGGTGCTGGAGGAAACACTGCCACATCTGGTAGTCAGGGATATATTCAGTTGTTCATGTATATAATACCAACTGTCACCGTAAATGTAACAAAAACTGTTATAATATCTGGTGAATGTGTTGATGTATCTTGGAACACAACTGGAGATGCAAGCACACTAACTTGGACATCTGGTGGAATTTCAAATACTTTATTGACAAGTAGTTCTACTGTTTGTCCATCTGTTACTACAACATATACTGCTGTTGCTTCTGGTCTTGGTGGAAGTTCTCCTCCAGCATCAGTTACTGTTACTGTTTATCAACCACCAACAGCTGAATTTTCTGCTCCTGATAGTTTGTTGTATGGACAGCAAGGATTTTTATCATATGACACACAATATGCAAATGTTTCTATAACTATTACTCCATTATATACATATAGAAACAATGAAACTGGTGAGTTTTTTGTTTCTACTGGAAATGTTGTTAATATCACTCCAGTTGCATCTAGCGCAGAATATGGAGGTCCGAATACGGTAATTTCTAATAATGCTTTACCAACAGATATTCCTTATAATGAACAGGGTCCTTTCTCTGTCCAATATGTATTGGTTGCAACTGGAAGTGGTGGTCAAGTGACAAAAACTTATACGACAACTATTGTTATAGATCAAAATCCAGATAATTTAATAGTTGAAGAAACTGACGGAAGATTTAAAAGTGAAGATCCAGTATTTACACCACAAACAGAAATTGTGACAGAAATGATGTTAGTTGATGGTGTAGATATTCCAATTGAAGTCAAATCAAACTATCCCATTCAAGTAGATATAAATGGGGAACAAGTCTGGAAAAATGTAAGACAAATCTAAAATGCCACAGTACGCAAATAGCAGATCAATAGGATATAACGCATGGTCCAATGGAAATTGGAGTGGATTCATGAATTCTTATGCTGCAACACCTCTCAACACTGGTGCTACTTCTGGGATGGGTGGCATTACTTTTTCTGGTCAGTGGAGCATTACTGCACCATGGAGTGGTACATATACATTTAGAATTGCTGCCGATGATTTTGGATCTGGCAACATGGGTGGAAACACTGTAAGTGTTGGTGGATACAGCAGTGGAGGAAATACTACTAGTAAGTTTTTTAGTAAAGGTCAGACAATCGTGATGCAGTGGAGTATTGGCAATTCTCCAGCTCCACCAAACGGTGTTGATTTTAATAGCAATCCATGTGCTGTTGCATGGACGCTTGATGGTCCTTCTCAACCACCAGCACCTTCTGCTAGCATATCTGTAAGTCCATCATCGATTATTCAAGGGCAGTGTGCTACTTTATCTTGGTCATCTAGTGGATCATATCTTTATTCTGCAAATGTAACTGGGCAAGGAAATACTAGCTTTAGTGGATCTAAAACTGTATGCCCAACTGATGATGCACAGTATTGCATAAGTGTTAGTGCTGAAGGCGGAAATGCAATTGCATGTACTACACTTGTTGTTTATATTCCACCAAACATTGTAATGTCAGCAAACCCATCCGAAATTACAGCAGGGCAATGCTCTACATTATCATGGTATACTACTGGAGATGCTAGTACTATAACTTGGTTATCTGGGAACGTTCCTAATGGAAATTTGACTAGTAGTTCAACTGTGTGTCCAACAGATACTACAACTTATACCGCAAGAGTTTCTGGACTGGGTGGGCAAGATATTGACAGCACCACAATAACAGTAAATCAAATACCAACAGCTTCTATTACTGTTCCAGAAACATTGCTGTATGGACAACAAGGTATTATTGAATATACATCACAATATGCTGATATTTCTATATCTTTTACCGCAAACTTTAGAAATAATTTTGGAAGTGTGGTTGGTTATCAATATGATCTTCCAGCAGCAACATCAACTCAATTGTCTGCTCCATCTTCTGCAACAGTTAGGTCTGGTTCGTTAAATACAGATATAGTTTATGATGATTTTGGACCCAGATTTGTTGATTATGTTTTTGTTGTAACTGGAAAAGGTGGTCAAATAACTGTAAATAAAACTACTGAAATTATTATCGACGAAACACCAGATAATTTAATAGTCCCAGAGACAGATGAAAAATACAAGAGCGAGGATCCAGTATTTACGCCAGAAACGGAAATAATTACAGATATGATGATAGTTGATGGAATTGATATTCCAGTTGAGATAAAATCAAATTATCCTATTCAAGTAGATATAAACAATCAGAATGATTGGAAAAATATTAGGCAACTATAATGGCAAGATATACTAGCGATACTACTGTAAATATACCAGCAAACGCAACAAATATAACTTTATTTGTTGCTGCTGGTTCTGGAGGAAGAGGTGGAGATGATGGAAATCCAGGAGGATCTGGTGGTGGTGGAAGATGGGGAACGTTTATTCTCCCCTCATTTACACCAAGAACATTAACACTAAGAATAGGTAAAAAAGGTGGTGATGGATTTGGATGTGTTTCAAATAGTGGTGCTGGGTCTGGTGGATCATCTAGCGTAGCATCAGGCGGCGGTGGAGGTAGAACTGGACCACAGGGGTGTTCTGGAGGTGGTGCTGGTGGCGGAGGTGCAAGTGCAATATACGATTCTCTAAAAAATGGATATATTATTATAGCCGCTGGGGGTGGAGGTGGAGGTGGAGCAAGTTATCCAGACTCTTATCTTCGTGGTGGTACTGGTGGTTTTGGGTTGGGATTTGAAACTGGAAACTTATCTAGTATTTCTGGTGGTGGAACTGGAGCATCGCAAGGTTTTGATGGCGGCGGAGGTGGCGGCGGCGGTGGTGGATGCCCTGGTGGCGGTGGTGGTAGAGAAGGAGCAGATGACCGTGCTGGTAGATATGCTTCTGGTGGCGGCGCTGGTGGCGCTAGTTCATATGATTCTGGGTATGTAATTTTCACTGGTTCAGGAACAAATCAATTTGGTGATGGATATATTGATGTTGATTATACTTTGGTTAGTGCAAGTATTAACTCTTTTACTGCAAATCCAACCGCCATCATTAGAGGACAGAGTTCTACTTTGTCATGGAGCACTACAAATGCAACATCTGCAAGTATAAATCAGGGTGTTGGATCTGTTCCAGTGAATGGGCAACGTGTTGTAACTCCAGATGAAACTACAACCTACACACTTTCTATAGTTGGACTTGGGAATACTTCTGATGTTAAAACAGCTACAATTACTGTTTATATACCACCAGAAGTTGTTTTATCTGCAAGTAAAAATCCTCTAATTGCTGGCGAATGCGCCACACTTAATTGGTATACTACTGGAGACGCTGATACTATAACTTTTTCACCAGACATTAATAATAGAAATTTAACAAGCTCTGCTACAGTGTGTCCAACACAATCAACAACATACACAGCAACAGTATCTGGACTTGGTGGAACTGATAGTGATTCTTTGTTGATTCGAGTTTATCAGATACCAACCCTTACTATAAGTGGATCTGATTCTCTATTATATGGTGCCCAAGGATCTATTTCATATACAACATCATATTCTGATATATCTCTAACAATAACTCCAATTTACACATATGAAGTTGATCAACTTGTTACTGGAGATACAGTTCAGTTAAATCATCCAAATTCTGCTGAATCTGGAGTCGGAATAACTTCTGTATCTGGTATTTACGATACTGAAATACCTTATAATAATAGAGGACCAATATCGGTGCAGTATGTTGTAGTTGCAACTGGTAGTGGTGGAATTATAACAAAAGTTCTTACTATACCTATTATAATAGATAGAACTCCAGATAATATTCTTGTAGAAGAAACGGATGAAAAATTTAAAAGTGAAGATCCAGTATTTACGCCAGAGACTGAAATTCTGACAGAAAAAATGCTGGTAGATGGAATTGATATTGATGTTGAAATCAAAGCAAGTCATCCAATACAAGTTGATGTCAATGGAGAAAATGATTGGAAGAATCTTAGAGAGTTGTAATCCGAGAAATAAATAGTAAAACCAGAAGTATAAAGCTATCGGAATGCCATATTCATACTCTAATACACCGCTATATGTTTCTGAGGGTGATTATATTCAGTTCAGATTCCAAGCACCTCCATTTTGGGATTATACAGAAACTATAACAGTAAGAATTGGTGAGCTATTACAGTTCTGGCTAATAACTACTGTTCCAGAAGACTTTACCCCAGATCCATACCCATTCCAGAGAGTATTAAATGCTGAGTTAGATACTCTTTATACTTATGCTGATGGCACAAGAACTGGTGAGACTATAACAACTGTTACTGGACTGACGCCAACTACTCAAGCTGCTGTTGGTTTATCTTGTAATATTTCTGGTGGTATTGATGTTTATGCCTGCAGAATAGATTATAATGGTGATGGAAATTGGGATACTGACTGGATCCAGCCAAATACATCATCTGGAATTACTGTAGAAAACGGAGCAAAATTACAAATAAGGGCAAAGACCCAAAGCTTTAGTAATATACAAACAAGAGTTACTCTTTTGATTGGAACTTCAAATGAAGTTTGGAGAGTTCAAACAAAACCAATTCCAGTAAATGCTCCAGATCCATTTCCAGATTTTGATGATCTAACTAATCAACCAACAAATACTTACATTTACAGTAATATTTTACAAGTTTCTGGGATGAATAGTGATGGATTAGTTGCTCTTGATAATGCAGCAGAATTTGCAATTTCAAATACCAATACTACTTTTACAGATGAAAATGGATTTGATGTTCTTTCTGGAGCGACATTTAGTTCTACTCCATCTTCTATATCAAATGGACAGTATTTACAGTTAAGACTTTTAAGTCCAACCACTCCAAATACACTCACCAATGTTTCTGTTTCTGTTGGAGATGTTTCTGGTGGATCTTCTTGGGGTGTGACAACTGGTTTGAATCCATCAACAAATCCAGACTCATTTTTCTTTCCTGATGTTGTTGATGCATTGGAAGATGCTCTTATTGCTTCTAGTCCTAGACCATCTGGAGGATTGACAGGACTTGGAACATCTGTGCCAGTTACTTTAGTTTCTACTACATCATCTGAAGTAAAAATAAAAATTAATAATGGATCAATTGGTGTATTCCCAGCTACAGTACAAAATGGAGATATTATAACTTTATATGCAAAATCTTCTGCTGACTTTAGTAGCACTGTAGAAACTCAGATAAAAGTTGGTGGAAGATTGATTCCAACTTGGCAAGTAACTACAAGTTCTGGTCCAGATTATGATGCTACTTTTATTAGACCAAATGATAGGAATAATGTAGTACCAGCAAATTATATTTCAAGCACACCAGTAACGGTTACTGGAATAAACAGACCTATCACGATAACAGCAACAAATGGAGCTTTAATTTCCATTGATTATGACACTCCAGTTGTCGGACCTAGAACTTTTGATCCAACTGTAAATAGTACATTTTACTTAGTTTTATTCTCTTCTGCTAATTTATTGACATCTACTAGCACAACAGTTGTTGTTGGAACAGAAGCAAGTAATGTTCCAGCAGTAACTTTTACCTGGACGGTGACAACTTATGCGACTGCTCCACCACCATCAGCTGATAGAGGAGTTTGGTATAGCAGAAAGACTGAGAAATTTGATGGTTATCCATTGGGAACTGTAATTCCTGTGTTGAAGGAAGCAATTAGTTCTGGATACGGTGATCTCGGTGGAGATCTTGGATCTAGATATGCTGGATTTATTGAGTGTGATGGTAGATCCGTTAGTGGATCTCAATATTGGGCGCTTTGGGAAGTAATAGGTAATCAATATGGTGGAAATGTTACAAAGACATTTGAGGATATAATTGTCGATGGAATAGTTATTGGTAAAAATACAGTTTATAATGGAGATTTTAATCTTCCAGATTATAGAAATAGGAGACTATGTGGAACTGGATTTGTTGATTCTACAAGAGGAAACTCTGCTTTCCTCCCTGTTTCTACAGTAGGGAAAGGAATTTATGATGTTGGATCTGAAGGTGGATATTGGTATTTTGATAAAGTTGATGTCAGTGGATCTCAACCTTTAGAGCAGGTAGAAGGTTCTGGGACTACTGGAATAGATAGTCAATTTTTTAGTCTGGGAACTGTTAGATTGACTGGATTAGATACAATGGTAGCGGAAGTTAATTTCACTATTACTGGTTCTGTTACTGGTTTAGTTGGACCACTTACCGATGTTTTAGTTAATATTCCAACACATGACCATTTTTATATATCTGCTGTTGTTGATGGAGATGATGGGGATCCATTGATGCCATGGGGAACTGGAAGAGCTCTGTTTAGATTTCAAGATGCTGCATTTGATGTTTCTGGGGATTATGGTGGAAGCCCTAGTGACAAATTTAATACCGAAATTGGTGGTAAAGATACTGTAAATCAAGATACATATTACGAATTTTGGGAAAAATTTATTGATGAATACATTGGTACAGATTTCTGGGGAGAACTTAGAATCTATAATCCAGAATGGAGAAATAAAGAGAGATTTATAGATCAGCTTCCTCAACCATCAACACAATTAGCACCACAAACTCAAGAAGTTGAATTGCAATTCTTGACTTGGTGGACTAGTCCTCCAGAAGTTTTGGATGCCCCTGTAAATGATGGCAGATTAATTGTTGTTGATGATGGACCTCTTGGTGGTCAGGCAGGAAATCCTAATAGGGAAATGTCTGCTGTTATCGATACAAATCCCGCAAAATTTACGGTTCAGTCTTATCTTGTTCCAGGTGGTCAAACTTTAACTCATAGTCATGCAATTACTATAAGTCCAGTAAATGATCCAAATACAGATTATACAGCTGGAAATGTTTCTGGTACTGGTATTATTGGTGGTGGAGTTGGTTCTGGACTTGGTGGAGCAGCTTCTAATTTACAAATTGTCTTTACTCAATCTGATGTTTTTATGGATATGACAGAGGGAGAAGTTAAGGTTTTAACTAGTATAAAGAGACCAACACCAGATGTTGCTCTTTCTCCACAAAGGCAAGTTCCCATTATGATCCCATTTCATAAGACTAAATACCTGATAAAAGCATATTGATAATACTATGTCAGCAACGAGACTTTATAGACCAATTGAGTTGATGCAAAATGAAAAAATCACCAAATTTGAATTTGATGATTTTATTGGAGTTTGGAAAAATTTTGTGCCAAGACCATTATGTGATGAAGTTATTGAATACTTTGATGATATAATGGACAGAGATGGAGCATATATTCCTCCATATGAAAACAAAACAGCATACAGTATCGGTGAAGATACGATAGAAAGGTCAGAAGATTATTATGGTGATGCGTTATCGCGCAAAGACTACACGCTTCTGCTAAATTATTCAAACAGAGATTTGACTACAAAAATAAATTCTTGTTTGAAATCTTGCATCTTGCACTATATTGAGCAATTTCCTCAGTTAAAGCACACAAGTTTAATTTCTACCGATGTAAAGATGCAAAAAACTCCGCCTGGTGGAGGATATCATCTATGGCATTATGAGAATGCTCTAATGTCATTTGCTATGCGTGAAGTCACTTGGATGATTTATTTAAATGATATGCCAGAGGGAGATGGAGAGACAGAATTTCTCTACCAGAAAAGAAGAATTCGTCCAACAGCTGGAACAGTTGTGATGTGGCCAGCGGGATATACGCACACGCACAAAGGAAGTACAGTCTTTACCCAAGATAAATATATCTTGACTGGATGGTATATTAAAACCAAGTAGAAGAGTTCCCCCCATGATCAGCACCAGAGAAACAATTTTACAAGCAGACTTTCTCAACAATTATATTATTTTTCCACAAACTGAACTGAGAATCCAAATGGATAATGATACTAGGGATAAATTTTTCTCTAGCGTTATAGATTCTTTTTGGAACAGTGACAGAGATAAGTTGGAATTTTTCTCTATAGAGAATAATGGGCAATATTTTTGCCAACGAAGAAAACTAAAATATGATGCAGTAGAAAAAATTAGCTATTGGACTACTTATAATTTCAAAGGAGCTTCAAAAGAACAAGCATTAGAACTTGGTGATAAAATTAAATTATTTTTCGATGCTTTAACTGAAATTAAAGAGTTGAAGATCGAACAAAAGATTGATGAGATTGATCAGGACATTGTTTTCTTCGAAAGAAGATATTTGAAAAAAGTTAGAGAAAGAAATACTCTTCTACAGATGTCTGACTGGAGAGTTCTTCCTGATGTTGTGGATACATATCCTGGCGAGAAAGACATGTGGATTGCATGGAGATCTCATTTAAGACAATCAATGATGAAAAAAATTGATGATTTTGATGGAGCATTAGAATTTTTTAAATGGACATGTGATATCAAGATTCCCATTGATCCTAAAAATTACAGAAAATTATATCCCAATGGACTTCTAGAAGATGGAGTCACCCCAGCCCCAGAATTTATGGATCCAAATGATCAAAATCAATGGGTAACTCATGACGCAGAAGCCTCTACAGATTTCATGAATGACAGAAAACAATCAATCTATAACATGTCTGGAATGTACAAAGAATCTAAAAAGCGCGTTGATGCTAAAGTTCTAGAAATAATGAAACTCTTGGGAGTTGAAGACATTGTTCCAGTGGATTGGAGTAAGTACTATACAGATGATTCGGAAATAGCAGAATGATATTTGAGATTGATTTATTTGATAATGAGCAGATTGAATATATTAATTCTAAATTGAGCAATGAGTTATATGTTAATGGGAATATAAGCAATTCATCCTCTATAAAAAATAACTTAATACACAAAACAGACGGGCAGTACAGTAATCTCAACAAATACTGCCAATTCTCTATGCGTGAGAAGATATACTCCGTTTATCTTCTCAAAAAAATGTCTCAAGTATATTTTTTAAAATATACTAAAGGAATGCATTATGGTTATCACATAGATGAATATCCTATTGCTGGTGTAAATGCTCATTATAGTATGACATGTTTTCTCAACTCCCCTTCTGAATATGATGGCGGAGAGTTGGTATTAAAAGTGGGAAGTAGGGAAATACAATATAAGTTAGGTCCTGGAAAAGCTGTAATATATCCAACTGGAATTTGGCATAAGGTCAATGAAGTCAAATTTGGAGAAAGAAATGTCTTTGTATGTTGGATGGAGACAATAGTTAAAAATTCATTTATGCGAAATCATCTGATAGAATATGGAAATTATATTAATTCGCTAAAAGACGATAGCATAGTTGAGCAACTTGAACAATTTAGAATCAATTTAATGAGAGAATATGGTGACTTATAATCAAAGCGATATTATCCAGTATAAGAGTTTCTTTTCCGATTCTGATTACATAAAAATTCTTGAAAAAATTAATGAACCAAAGTGGAAATTTGGTCATGGATCTTATCATGAGAGTGATCCAAACTATAAAAAATCTTATCCTTTTTGGGTCATGGGTTTAGAAGATGATCTATTCTTTACAGAACATCTTCTAAATATTATAGAAGAAAAGACAAATCAATCTTTTGAACTATTTGATGTTTATGCAAATGGACATACTTTTGGAACAAAGGGGTCTTTTCATGAAGATTGGCATGATGAGCGCGGAAGAACATTTCTCTTCTATGCAAATGATATTTGGAATGTAGATTGGGCGGGGAAAACTATCTTCTCTTTGGGAAATGGTAATTTCTATTTTAACGTCCCCAATCCAAATACGGCATTATTATTTCCTGGAATAATTCCACATGCCGCTGAAGGACCGTCCAGAAGTTTTACTGGTTTAAGAGTAACTATCGCTTGGAAATTATTAATTAAGTAACATGCTGTATTCAAATTACGAACTTTTTTTCTTTGATAATTTTATTGAAAGGTATGCTAAATTAAAGGGCAAACCCATAATTTACCTTAGATCTTATGGGTGGAATAATAGCTCGAATGTTGATGCTATCAATGAATCGATGGAATTTTATAAAGAAATTCTTCCAGACGATATGTTCTATTCGTTGAAAAATTCGGAATTTGTATTTGTTGAAGTTGATGACATCTATCAAGCAGAAGAATTCTTAGATGATTGTCTTCCAAAAAGTCAAAGTGATGTAGCATCTCCAGAATTCTATATTCATTTCTCTCTATACAATGAGTTGGGTCAAATTATACTATCAAACTAAAATGTTTTCCGATAACTACTTTCTCTCAGAGAGATATAATTTGAATACTGGAGAATACGTTTCCACCACAGAGGGAATGCCGTGGAGATATACATCTCTATATGACAGTAGGTATCTTCCTGTTCTTAGTGATGAAGCAGCTGAAAAATTCAATGCATTTTTTAGATACAGATATTTACATGCAAAAGAACCGCATTATAGTCACAATAAATTTTTACATATAGAGCATGTTGATGGCAATATCATTTCATATGAACTTACTAGTCCCTCTAGGTATTCTACTGTAAAACAGTCTATTCATACATGGAAACATTATACGTCTTCGATAATGTGTGAAGATCTGGATTTGTGTAAGTCAAGAATAGACAGAATGACTGACATTACCGATGAAATGATAACCAGAATCAATAAAATATCATACGACTCAGATTTGTCTTTCTCTTCTGTAACAATATACGATGATATGTACAATCTTGCTGGTTACTCTGATAATATTGGACTAGTAAAGTTGAACGACTTTTGCACATCTGGATCAAATTCAAAAGTTCGTGGAACCACAAAAATATATCGAGATGAAAATAGTTTGTCTTTCAAAGTATTATTTAATTTTCCAGTTACAGTAGAAAGACCAGCATTTAGTAAATCTACAGGAGAAAGAATAAATGACGTGAAGATTACTACTGTTGTTAATAAAACACCAGAGAGAAGGGAGTTATGTATAGAAAAGCTCTTAGAGTATGGATTAATTACTGATGAAAATGCGGAAATTATCAGAAATCTTTGTGTCGGTAATTCTAAATTTTCATTGGAATACTTTATAGATCAAGATGGAAACTACACTAGTGTATTCATAGATGTAGTAAAAATCAGTGAATTCAAGGACTTGACAACCGCTTGACCCTCATGCTATGGTGTCTAGACACTTGTGAAACAGCATGAAAGTCCCCACACAATATGAGCTGACGCATCTGCAACTTCAGGCGATGCTTCGTGATCACAATATCCCAGAGAGTGAAGTGAAGTATCTGGGTGAATTCGAATACACTACAGAATATCAAGCACACCCTGAGTATCATGGTATGATGATGCCTTGGTATCGTATTGCTAATGAGCATGAGGTGCCTGTGTGCGACATCGCCTCCGTTGATGCCGTGGACAGTTAGAAGACTGTCACATGGGGTTGACACTTCCCCAAAATCGTGTTATATTAATCTCATCAGTCAAGCGAAAGCGACCGACTGATACCAAAGCAAACTGCTAATTACTTTTTTACTATGGAATACATCAAGCTTCCCTCTGTCACCGTAGCTCCTGAAGCTTCCTGGTTTGATAAGCTTGCCCTCCCGCAAGGCAAGTCTTATACCGTAAAAGAGCGGCGCACTCTTTGTCTCGATAGCATCAACACCGTTGTTGGTGGTTATGAGAACAACATCGCTCGTTCTACTGGTACTGATCAGAACAACAAAGATTCTCTCAAGTCCAGCATCTTTGTGAACGGTGTGCTTGTGAGCGTTCAGCCTCCTTACGTCTTTGCTGACACTTTCTCTTTGATTGATGGTTATACCCGTTACCAGTCTCTGCTTGAGCTTGGTATCACTCACTGGGTTTTCAACATCGTTGAAGTAAAGGAAGGTTTCACAGAACAACAAGTTCGTGATGAAATCGGTCTGGGTGCTAACAACCACCCTCCCAGCAAAGCTGCTACCCAAGACGACTTCAAGAAGCGTCTCGCTGCTTGGGTTAGCACTCAAAAATCAGAGAATGGAGAACTCCCTTCTCTTGGTAACTGCATCGATTGGGTGAACAACATCCCCCACTCTTTCACGCAAAAGCAAGTTACTGATATCTCTGAAAAAGTTCTGAAGACGCATCTCTGTGCTACTACTGTAGCTTCTTTTGATGCGAACAAAGTGCGTTCTTTTGCTCAGAAGCACCTGGATGGAGATGTGATTGTTCCCTTCAACGCTAGTGGCAACAACACTTATTTGCGTCGTGCTATCTTCTCTTCGCTAGAGCATATCGAAACTGGTTCTATCCCCAAGTTGGTAGCTTATACTCAAAACGTTCAGGCTGAAGATCTGGAACAGGTTCGCAAGTCTGCTCAGAAGAACGTTGATCGTTACAACGAACTGTTTGAGAAGGCGTTTGAGATGCGTTTTCGTGATAGCAACTTCAAGATGTTTAGTCTTGAAGGCTTCGTGCCGCAAATCATCGGTGAAGAAGATCCTGATACTTTGATCCCGCCTGACCAGGACGCCTGATCAACTGTCACATGGGGGCCCAGCGCCCCCTTTTTCATGCCCTATACTTATTTCATCAACAGCGCACCGCATGACCTTCACCCTACGCCCTCACCAGCAGCGGATGCTCGATGCTCTGCTGACTGCTGCTATCGGTCGTGTCACCTGCCCTACAGGCGGCGGCAAGACCCTTGTGATGATCCTTGACTGTCTGCGTCGCCTGCAGGCGGCAGAGACCCCTCAGACGATCGTAGTGGTCTCTCCTCGCATCCTGTTGTCGGTCCAACTCTATGAAGAGTTCTGGGCAGAACTGAACGGCAAGGTTGACGCCTGTGTTCTCCACGTTCACAGCGGTGAGGTTGTTGGCAACAGCACCACCAAGATCGATGAGATTCGTTGTCACGCTGCTGTGTGCAAGGCAGCTAACACTCACCAACTGATCTTCACCACCTACAATTCTCTGCGTCGCATCAACGAGGCAGGTATTGATGTGGATACCATCTATTACGATGAGGCGCACAACTCTGTGCGTCGTGACTTCTTCATGGAAGTCGCTGCTGCTACTCTGACTGCTAAGAACGCATACTATTTCACCGCTACTCCTAAGTTTCGTGGTGGCAACATCAGTATGCACAATACTGATGTGTATGGTTCTGAGTTGATTTCTGTGCCTGCTCCTGAGTTGATCAGCAACGGTAGCATCATTCCTCCTACTGTGCAAGCTCACGTTGTAGATTTCGAGCGTAACAAGTCTCTGCTTGCTGCAGAGAATGACCGCGAGGTGCTGATGGATATTGTCAGCAAACTCGATGA